CCTTCGACTGCTACGACGACACCCATTACGGCAGCGGCGGACAGGAAGCGGCCGCCGAGCGTGCCCGCATCGTACACAAACTGAACATGATGATCCAGGGATGGGGATGCGCGTCGTCCGGCGCAATGAACCGCCTCCGCAGCCGCGGCGTGGCGCTGCCGAAGGGAGTGAAGGTGTACGAGACCGTCTATGAGGTGAATGTGGCGGACACCGTGACCGGCGTCTTAGAAGAGGGATAGCTGCGCGTTGAGGTTGTGCAGGCCCTCGATGACACGCGGCTCCGCACTGGCGTTGATGATGTTGTAGAACGTCTTCTCGCAGATATGGTACTTCGGCCAGATGAACTGGCGCAGGATCTCGCGGTTCGACAATCCTGACCGGCTGTGCTCGTCATAGATGCGAATCACGTCTTCCACTCTGTAAAGGTAGCTTCTACCGACTATTTTCCCGCTTTTTCTCATGGATGTATGATAATGAATGTTTTCACCACAAAAATAAGAAAAAGACGGCGAATCTGCAATAAAACGGAGACTTTTTCACCGTTTCGCGCATAAAAAGAGCCCGAAAGACTTGAAATCCTTCGGGCTTCTTCTTATTTCTGAGGTTTCGTCAGGTTCCACACGCGGCCTCCGGTCTTGCTCACGGCCCGCTCCATGAACTCCATGGCCGTGTAGTCGGCGGGGTCGATGGTGAAGGTCACCGCCACGATGCCGGGCGTCTTCGCCTTCTGGAAGGTGAGGGGCATCGGCTTGTCATACTGCACCCAGTAGCTCAGGAACTCCAGCGTCGTACTTTCCTCCAGCTGTACGGCCACCCTTTGCGGCCCGAACAGCGACGGCTCTGCGTTCATACCTTCCGCGTGATGTCACGGTAAACAAACGTGCCCGGCACGTATGGCTGAACGGTGAACTCGATCACGCCGCTCACCACCACGCGCCCGCTGCCCTGGCAGTCGGGGCACACTTCCGATATCTCCTCCCTTTCGAATTCGTCAAGGTGGCGGTAAACGCCGGAGCCCCGACAGGTGGTGCAGAGGGTAATCTTGGGATGCTTGTAGCGTCTGTCCACCTTGATTTGGTTGCTTGTTTTGTTCATATCCTTTCACTGTTTTTGGGTTTATACTTCCATCCGTTCAATCGGTACATCTCCTTGCGCGCTTCCTCGAACGTGTCGAATTCGCCGACGGCGTCACCGACAGAGATGACGCCGTCCCGCTGCCAGCGGATGACCCGGTAGCGGTTGCGAAACCGGCGGACGCTGTACTCAGGAAGCGACGGCTGAACCGGGCATCTCATCTTCCTTCTTCAGTTCGACAAAGAACGTCTCGTCCTGCACCACCTCGATGCCAATCTTCGGGAAGAGGGCTGCCACCTCCTCCTTGCCGCGGTCGGCCAGCAACTTGTCCTTGGCCGTCTCCTCCGTGGTGCGGATGTAAGCGGGGAGCAGCTCCCTGCAAAGGTTGGTGACCGCCGCCCAGGTGAAGCCCTTCAGGGTCTTCAGTTTCGGGGTGCCGGTGCGGAAGCCGAACACGCCGTGGGCGCTCTCCACGCTCTTGCGCTTGGTGAAGAGGGTGTCCTTGTTCTCGGTGGCGTAGGCCTGCAACACCTCGAAGGCCTTGTCGCGCTGCGCGCCGTACTCCGCCAGGCGTTCGGCGTACTTCTCGCGGATGCGGGTGATTTCCTGGTCCATGCGTGCGGTGACTCCTTGCACGGCTGCGTCGGACGTTGCGTACTCAGCAAAGGCCTGCTCGGCCTGTTCACGGGTAACTCCTGTTACCACTGTTTTCTTTACTCTTGCCATAATGATAAGTTTTAGAATGTTTATAATGTCGTTGATGGTCACTCCCAGTCATCGTCGGTAGTGTTGTACTCCTGCTGCATGGCCTGACGCAGTTTCTCGTCAATGCGGTCCAGCAACTCGTTCATGATGGATATGCGGTCCACGTTGGTGAAATCGGATATCTTCTCGTCAATCTCATCGGCCAGTCTTTCGGCCACTACATTGTGATGGTTTGTCATATTGAAATCGCTTTTAAAAGGATGAAACATTGTCAGGCTTCCCCGCAGGGTCCCGCGGCCAGGTAGGCGGCGACGGGCGGTTCCGGCTTGTCAGGGGCGGTGCGCGGGGCGAGTCCGCCCTTGCGCTCGATGGCCCGCAGCTTGCGGTCAAGTTCGTCGAACTCCTCCAGCCGGATCCGGCCGAACGGCTTGCCCGCGATGCGCGGATGCAGGCAGAAACGGTTGATGCACTCCCAGTCGGCGGTGTTGATGCCCATCCGCTGCATCATGTGCAGGGCGCGGCTCCGGCGCTTGCGCAGCAGGTCGCTGACCCCGGTCAGTTTTTCAAGTGCCGCACAGCAGGCGTCGTATTCCCGGCGGGTCATCTCGCGCAGGCTGTCGGTGCGGTTCCATGTGTACTGAAGCACGATCTGGCGCTTCAGTTCTTCGCGTTCCCCATGGTAAGGCATCCGGTTGAACGCCTTGTAGAATCTTGCGAAATTGGTCACTTCTTCCATGTCATTCTATGTTATTGGTGATTTTTATATACCCTTCCTCCCATACCTTGAACTTCGTGCCGGGGGCGGGGATGAAACGCCCCTGGCATACGGCCTCGTAGCCTACCACTCGTATCTTCACGCCGGCCATGTATTTCAACCGTTCGGCGGGCTTGCCCATCGGACGGCCCTTGCTCTCCTGCGAGATGAAGATGAATCCCTTGCGGGGGAACATCCCGCGCAGCCGCTCCACCTGCTCGTAGGTCCAGTGTGAATACTGAAAGCTGTCCACAATCACGAAGCTGGGACCCTTGGGGCGTTTCAACCGCTCCACCAGATCGTCGAAAGTATCGTCGGTCACCACCCGGAACTTGCCCTGGCACTCATTCATATGGAAACGTTCCACGCGCTGCTTGAATGACTGGCTGACGCCTTCCTCGTAGCTCATGTACAACGTCACGCCGTAGTTGCAGAGTTCCTTGGCCAGCTGCATCACGAATCCGCTCTTCCCGCTGGCGCTTGGCCCGCTGATGAACCAGACTTCGTTGACCGACGGTGTGCCGAAGCACCGTTCCCACTCCCCGCCCCAGGGGATTGTCTTGTAGGTTTTCAAAAGTATCTCTTTAGGGCTGTAGGCTCTTTTCGTCATGCTTCGGTGCTTTTCAGTTTTTCGATTTCAGTGTAAACTCGTCTCAGTCCTCCGGAGGTCTTGCGCACCAGGGTGTTGATGTCGGTGCCCTCCGGTGCGTTCACCTTGGCCACCACGCGGGCCTGCTCCATGAGGAACTGCTGCCGCTCCTTGCCGTCGTTGGGCGTCACCTGGCTGTAACGGTCGCCGTAGCGGCTGAACATTTCGGCATAGCCCACCTTCTTGCACTCCACCGAGCGGTTGATTTTCGCCTTCAGTCCGTCGGCGCCCATCATGTACCAGGCGCAGCAGCGTTCCGTGGCGTTCCAGAGGGCCTTCAGTTCCAGGAAGGCCTCGTAGGTGAGGTCGCCCGCTTCGTCGAGGATGATCAGCGGCGTCTCGATGGAGCGCAGGTAGTACACCAGGTCCTCGTAGACGTCGGAGTAGTAGCCGCGGCTGTTCACGCCGAACTCGCCGGCAATCTTGCGTATCAGCTTCAACTTGGTCTTCACCTGCGAGCAGTCGATGTACACGGCGTTGGCGTGGCCCTGCACGTAGTAACGGGCGGTGAAGGTCTTGCCGATGTTGGGCAGGTCGCACAGGATGGCGCTCAGGCCGCTCTGCTGGCAGAGGGTGAGCTGTGCCGTCACGAACTCGAAGGTGGCGGTGCGGGCCGCCTTCCATTCCATCTCGCCACGCAGGCTCACGCCCAGTTTGCGGGCCACCGTTATCCAGTTGCCCTCGCTCATCATGCGGTCGGTCTTGCCCTTGCGGATGGCGCTGTACACGCTCGTACTGATTCCCAGCGATGCAGCGTGCTTGGCGTCGCTCGGGTAGTTCACGCGGTTGGCTTCAATCGCGCTCAGGATCTTGTCTTTGATTTCAGTCGTTATCATATTCCAACACTGTTTGAATGGTATTATTATTCGGTTATATCTGTTGCGCTCCCAGCGTGCTCCAGTCGGTGAATCCCGCCGGGGGAATGTCCGGCTCCACGTCCACGGGCGCCACTTCCAGGTTCTCCACCGCTTCCATGCCGTCGGCGGTCGTCTTCTTTTTCAGGACGCCCACCCGGCTGATGGAGTGTTCGTTCACGTAGGAGTTGAACTCGCTGATCTTCTTCCGCTGCGCCACGAAGACGGCCTCGTCCTCCTCGGTCTGCTCGGCGGTGGCGGTGTTGAACGTGCCGACGTTCTGAAGGCGGTCCACGAACTGGTCGTTCTGGTAGATGTAGACGTCCGTGATGTCGCCCTTGCTGTCGGTCAGGTAGTAGGCGTCCACCTCGTAGTCGTTCGGGGCCAGTCGCTCGAGGACTTCCGTACCGCTCAGCCACCAGTCGGTGTAAGCCACCCGGCAGTAGGAGTTACGGCGGATGCTGGTGTGCACCTTCTCGCCGATGTAGCGGGCCAGCGAGGCCTTGTCAATCGGGGCGAGCGTGGGGTTGATGTTCGCCTCCAGCACCTGCCAGCGGGTCATGCCCGGATACTTCTTCTGGTTGGGGTGCGGCGAGTTGTTGAACTGCATGATGTCCGCCTGGTCGTCGCTGATCAGTTCGTCCCAGGTGTAATACTCCTTGTCCTCGTAGGTGTCGTTGAACTCGTCGAAGACCTTCTTGCTCTCGGTGCGGTAATTCTTGTTCCTGGCGTAGAAACGGCCGATACCGATGTGGTTGCGCTTCTCGACGCTGCGCTTCTTGGCGCCGTTGAAGTTCTCGGCCGTCTTCTCCTGCGAGTTCATCGGGGCGCAGAAGCGGACGAAGGGGAACATCACTCCGGCCTTCAGGAAACTGTCCTTCCACTGGCTCATCAGGTGGTTCTCCACCTCCACCTGTGCCGGACAGCCCCAGCCCTTGCGCTCCAGCAGGCGGAACATGTTGCGGAACATGTCCACCACCAGGTCCACCGTCTTGCTGCGGTTGTAGGCGAAGCCGATGCAGCACTGGCTGGCCACGTCGTAGGCGTAATAGGCCTTCGGGCGGATTTTGGTGTCCTTGAGCTTGCGCGGCAGGTCGCGGTCATCGAACGTCACCTTCGACAGTGAGAACTCCGGAGCGTGGCGGTGCATGTGTGGCATCGTCTCGTGCATGTAGGTCGTGAAGGTGTCGAGGGCGGAACGTATCAGTACCTGGTTCTTCGGCATGTTCAGGTAGTTGGCGATGGTCGTCTCGCTCAGTTCCTTCGGGTTGCCGTCCCTGTCGGTGAAGTCGTCGGGATTGAAGGCCTCGCCCGTCTCGGGGTCGTAGACGTCCAGCTCGCCGCATACGAACGAGTTGTAGAGGTCGTGGACGTTGGAGTTGTAGGGGCGGTTGGGCAGCACAGCCAGGCCGAGAATCAGACGTTCGGTGCGGTGGTCCACCTTGCGGGCGGACTGGTTGCCGAACTTGCCGCTGATCAGACACTCGTACCCCAGACGCTTGTACTCGGCCACCTTCTTGCGGAAGCGGAGCGTGGAAGCGGGCAGCGTGTGTCCGAACTGGCGCCGGAGGCTGTCGATGGTCGCGGCCATCTTGCTCCATTCGTAGGTCTTCCCCATCAACTTGGAAATCATCATACTGTTGTTGTACAGTTTGATGCAGCAGTTCAATACGGAAGCGTTCACGATGTACTCGCGCTTCTTGTCTTCCGTCAGCTCAACGCCCGTCTTCCCGCGGTCGTTGAAAAATACCACGGCCGCCTGGTCCACCTCGTAGTTGGAACGGATCCACCCGTCGAGGGTTATCTGGCTGCCTCCGGGATACGTGCTGTTCACCTTCATCCTGAATCTGTCGGGGAGCGAGTCTACTACGACAAGAGCGTAATTGCCGAGGCCCTTGCCCTGCCGGGCCAGTTTGAATCGGCCTGCCGATGCCAGGCGCTTGTAGTTCGGCTCGGTCATCACGCCGCCGTCCACCAGTTCCTTCACCGAGATGCATAGTTTGCCGTCATAGTATTCCATAGTACCCTCCTTTGTTATCTGAGTGACATGGCAGTCGTCTGGATGCCGGCGATGTCGGCTATCATCACGTTGTCGTAGTGTTCCATCTTCCTGCCCCCGAAGTAGAGGTCGCCGCATCCGGTGGTCTTATCTAGTTCCAGCTTCGCTCCGTTGGGGAAGTACTGGCGGATGAAGTTGTCGGAGTCGTGGAAGGTCTCCACGGAGTCGCTGACGCAGATTTCCTTGCATCCGCGCTGGGCGGCGAGCTGGCGGATCTTCTCCGACACTTCGGTGGTTGACTCGTATGCCAAGGCGCGGCAGACGGTTCTTTCGGTACAGTTGAACGCTTTTGCCAGGAAGGCTCTCTGTTCCTTGGTGGCGGTTAATCTTTTTTTCATGTCTTTCTTATTTTAAATTCTTACAATCTGTTTTATTCCGAGGAGCTTGCGCTCGCAGCCCAGCTCCTTCGACTTCTGTTCCATCAGGCGGATGTTGATGTAGGGGTTGCGGTGAACCTCGTTGTGGCATTTCACGCACAGCAGCATGATATTCCGGATGTCCGTCTCATACTCCGGAAAGAAGGTGTAGGGAAGCACGTGGTGCAGTTGCGCTTTCCGGTAGATCTTCTTGCCGCATATCGCGCATCGGTAACCGGCCATTTGCATCACCGGAAGCTTCACTTCGTGGTAGAACTGGACCCGTTCGTCCTTCGTGTCACGCTCGCGCCGCTGCCTCTTCCTCATCCGGCTGCGGGAGGCGTAAAGGTATACGCCGAAAATCCTGACGCTTATCATGGGGTCACGCTGTCTTGCGATTTAACGGCCCTACCCAAAATCTCAAGTCCCATCGTCAGCATCACGAGGGATTGATAATCCTCGTTCCTGTCGAGTTCCTTCCGGGTGAAATTCTCCCTCGCCACGTGAATGGCGTTTTTACTCAGGGCGCTCAGCCTCTCCATGCCCTCTTCCGAGGTGAGAAGGATGTCTGTGATTAGCTTGCCTGCTTCTGACTTGCTCATACGCTGAATCTTTCGGGTTGAACATTGGGTTGACTGTTCAAGTTGGACTTCAACACTTCGGCAAGGCCGTTGAGCCCGGACTGAAGGAGCAGCAAGGTCTTGTACTCCTTAAGCCCCTCAAGCTCCTGCTTGGAATGGGCGTCCGCCACGAGGCCAATCACCTCGTCGACGGCTTCTGAATAAAATCCGATGGTATCCAACGTGGTGCGGATGCATCGCTCGGCCATCAGTTCCGTTCTTAATTTCTCTATCATCTTCACTCTGCTTTAAAAGTTATACATTATGTCTACCGGCTCCGGACTTGAGAGGTCCTTTGGCGGTGTGTCTACATTGACACCGCTGCAAATGTATTACATTCTTTCGACATACGCAACTATTTTTTTGAAAAAATTTCTAAGAAAATTTATTTTAGCCATTGAAGGGAGGGATAAAACAGGCGCGAATCGCCCATTTTCAGGCGCTTTGAGGGCAGTTTTGCCCATCGACGTAAAGATGTAAGGATTTCGTGCACGAACGCCCTAACAGCCCTAAAATGTCATTTGAAGAGCGTCCAAACGTCGTTCTCGGGACATCATCCGCAGGAATCAGAGCAGACGAAAGCCCCTTCATGGCCTCCGACCATCTTGCCGAGGTCAGCAAAATGGTGGTTGTCCCCATCACGAGGTGACCCAGATACGGGAATGGAAGGCAGTGTCAACATTTATATATGACGCCCGGACGGTCTTCACTCCGACCGGAACCACCCGTGCACCTTCTTCCGGCTTGTCAGGAAGTCTTCCCGACCACTGAAACGTACACTCACAGACCTCCAAAATGGTGATTTTCGCGGTGTGATACCCCCAAAAAGCCGTTAAAAAACTGCTAAACGCTTGATTTTCCGTATATATAATAAGGTGCAACCGCAAAAACGCATGGTTTTTTCCTCACTCCCATTCAATAAAAAATGACGTCTATTCTTGAAAAGTGGTATTTTTCCCCATACTCCTTTTGTAGGTCAAAAACCCAAAAAGTGTAACCCTAAACTTTTGAAAAAGTAACCCTAAACATAACCCTAAACATAACCCTAAACGTAACCCTAAACTCGAAAATCGCCCATTTTTCGCCGTTTTCGATTTCGCCAGGATCAGAGCAAATGACACAAAAAAAAGGTGACCCCTCCGGACCACCTTCGCACGTCATTTTAACAGCGTTGAATCTTCGTTTTAAGCGACGCACCACCCTCGTCAACGCCAATATCATCACCCTATAAAACATCGCTAAAAACGCGTCTACAAGCCGTTTTCAGGCCATTCCAACATCGCTGTTCGCACCGCAAATCCACGTCACGAACCACTCCAAGGATCCGAGCGACAGACCGCGCTGATGGAACGCCCATACACATCCTCGAAATCGTCGAAAGCCGGTGTGCAATGTAACACAGATGTAAACCTCATGTAACCCTCTCATGTCACTCAAATGTCGCACAATGTAACGCTTCGTTTTGTGTCGCCGTTTTTGTGACAACATCGTTCAAACGCCCGCCAGCAGCCACTTTCAGCTATGTTTCCTCATCTCGTTTGAATATACGTTTCGTTTTGAGCCCCATAAATGCAGCCTTGGCTTGTTCCCTTACAGAATCATTGTCCAAATGGACGGTCATTGCAGTCTGTGCCATAATTAATCAATTTAGTTATGATGACCACTATTAGACATCATCTTGATGGCAAATATAATACTTGTTTTTATATCTGTCAAATAAAGTTTCGGATTAATTGCATTTCTATTACAAAAAATTTCGGAGAAAAACTTTATCAGACTTCCTCCAGTGTCCACCCTAGTGTACTTATATGCTTCTGAAAGTTGGCAAATTGATGCCCCCATTCATGGCAGACCGCAAAACGAACGCCATCAGCACTTGTGAGGATATCCTCTTCAGCAAGAAAATAGCGGTTCTTGGTATCTTGACCAAGATGGATACGTTGCTGAATCTCTGCAGTCGTTGCAATTACACCGTAACTGCCTTGCAATTCATCGGGAAAGGTTCGTTTTATTTGGGCATAGGTAGCCAGCGGGTTATGCTTCATGTAGAGGCGGACGGCAGCTAATACCGAATTGCGCTTATTGGTAGGCTTGCCGCCGTTCAGCGAAAACATGGCGCGGGGCTTGTGACTCTTATCCAACCCGGTATTCTGAATCGATTCGTCGCCAGTTATCACCTGCCCATTCGATTCAATAGTTAGCGTGATGTGTAAGAACTTGGCTATTTGATGCAGCATGTCGATTTTCGTTTCATTGCTCATATTGGTATAGATCCACCATCCATCCACTTGCTCTTGCCATTTATAGTTGTCCATGGTAACTCGTTGGCGACGGCTTACCAGTGGGAAGCCTGCAAATGTACGGCCCTGAAATTCGCTGACCCTACGAAACGACATATGGCGTAAAGCTTCGATAAATGTTTGTTTGGCATTGTAACCAGCCACCGTATATCCATCGGCAAACTTCACGGTGAATCCTACGCTCTGACTACGAGGATTTTCATGACCTGTGCAGACGTTGGTTCGCTTGGGCGAGATTTCCACTGCGTCAGCCAGTACGTTGGCCAAGTTACGCTTTCTGGAAAGGTGTACTTTCAGGTCCTCGCCGGGTACATAGTCCACCACCAGTACCAATTCGCGTTGTACCTGTTGAAGAGCAGGCTCAATTTGTTCGGTCAGCATGGGCAGCACTTCCTTGCGGATAAGGTCTTCCTCCAGCAAGGCTGCTTCTTGCTTCAGCTTGTCGTCGATGGGGAGGTTGAGTTTGCGCAGGCTCTCCATCGTGATGTAGAGTTCTTTTAAGTTCGACATGGTTATTTCAATTTAATGTTTTCATATTCATTGCGGGTTATGGATTTGTTGCGAGACAGAACTGAATATCTATCATGACTTTAGCTTTCTAATATTAACCGCTCCGATACAATCTTTATCGGCCATGGCGGTCAGCAAGCCGAAGAAATCACGCTCGTCCAAGTGATGAAGACGGCAGATGGCCTTGCGGTTGCCGCCTTCGGGCAAATTATTAAATGGTTTGACGCACTTTATATTCTATCTCCATTCCCAGCACGTCCAGCACCTTTT